CAACAGCATTTGCTAGTAAAACAGCATTAATCTATCATAGTAATTACTCAGACGCACATACAAATGTTAAAGCACAATTAGAGGCAGATGGTTATACAGTCACCTTATCTACGACAGGCACAATTGCAGAAAATTTAATTGATAGTTATGATGTAGTTTGGGATATGAAATATAATAATAGTATTGGTAGTAATGGTAAAACAAGATATCAAAACTTTGTACAGGCAGGTGGTGTTTTAGTGTTAGTTGGTGAAAACAATCAAAACTTTAGTAATAATAACCAGACTATCGAAGCATTTATAGAAAACAAATTAGGTGGTACTGTTAGTATAAATGGTAACACAAATGGTTGTGCTTATAATTGTACAAATAATAATAATTCAAATACAATAACAACTACAAATACTGATGTAACAGATAGTGATTATGGTAGTGATGTTGCAGTTTATCCTTATGGTGCTCACTTTACAGGTGATGGTACATGGGTTGCAAAAAATGGCAATGGTCAAATATTATGGATGCGTTGGTCAGGCGACCAACTACCAAATGGTTATACAGGTGCAGCTTACATAACTTTTGACATAAATCAATTTGAAAGTCCTTTTGATAAAACAAAGATGGCTAATTTAATTTCAGATACATATGAAAGTTTTTTAACAGCAGTTAATATTACACCAACAACAAATCAATCATCTACAATTACAACTGATAAGGCAAGAACAGGTAATGGTATTAAGATGAATGTTGATGGTGACAGTAATGTAATTAATATTGAGCAAACAGGTGAAAATAATTTTGTGATAGGCACAGATTGGTCTAGTGATAGTCAAATCACAGGTAATAGTAATACTGTTAATATAGACCAAGGTAATGTAACAACAAGTGGTAATAGTGGTAATAATGGTATTGCATTAGATATAACTGGTAGTACAAATACACTTAATATTTCTCAAGGAGATTATGCAACTGACACAGGCGACCATAGATTGTGGTTAGATATTGATGGTTCTACAAACACACTAACTTTACAACAAAGAAACAATGGCACAACTTCAAGTGAGCATTATATGTACCTAGATATAGACTCAGGTTCAAATGTGATTACAATGCAACAACTTGATAATGGAGATAAGACTGTTTTTGTAGATATAAATAATTCTAATAACGCAGTAGATATAACACAATCAGGCACAGGCGAACACTTTTTAGATTTAACTTTAGGTACAGGTAGTTACGCTCATGATGTTGATATATCACAAACAGGTACAGGTGACCACGCAGCTCGTGTTGATTTAGATGGTTACTCTACTGATTTTGATTTATCACAAACTGGTTCTACTGACCAAGATTATAACATAGATATGACTTGCGGAGTACAAGCAGGTTGTACACTATCAACAACGCAAGGTAATTAATGAAATATATACGAATACTATTATGGCCTCTTATCATGTTAAAGAATATTATTGACCCAAACTGGTGGGCAAATCATATTGGCGAAAAGTCTGGTGCATTTGACAAAGCAAGAAAATCAAAAATAAGAGCATGGGCAAATAATTTAGAAGGTTGGAAATATTGGGCATGGCAAATTGGTGCTGGTGGACTAGTGCTTTTTCTCTTTGAACTTTTACTAAATCAAGTAGGCATGACTATGTTACCTTGGAGATAATGTGATTAAAAAAATACTAACTCACTGGACTACTGCTTTTGTAACATTATTTGTATTGACATATATTGGTTTACAAGACCCTTCAGGTAAAGAAATTTTAAGACTTAAATCTTTTGACTATCTTTTAGCAAATGAAGAAAAAACGCCATCAAAAGATATAACAATCATAACAATAGATGAAGAAGCAATTGAAAAACATGGTCAATGGCCATGGCCTAGAGATAAGTTAGCAGACTTAATAGTAAAACTAAGAACAGCAGAAACAGGTATCATAGTCATGCCTATATTGTTTACTGAACCTGATAGATTTGGTGGTGATTGGGAGTTTTGTGAGACACTAACATATGGCACAGTTATAGCACAGGTAGGCACAACACAAAAAAGAACATCTAATCCTGTGCCACGAGGTGTTGCAAAGATAGGCGATCCACTAAACTTCTTATTTGAGTGGCCTGGTATGTTAGGACCATTACCAGAACTTGTAGAATGTACTCAAGGTGTAGGTGTTATTAATACAGCACCAGAGATAGATGGTGTTGTAAGACGAGTGCCACTTCTCATGAAGATAGGTGATGAAGTTTATCCTAATATGGCAATAGAAACAATAAGAGTTGCAGTAGGTGACCCGAGTTATCAAGTTAAGGCAGACGACTTCGGTGTAACTGCTATGAGAGTTCCTGCATATGATACTATCAATACAGACGCAAACGCAAGAATATGGTTAAGATGGAACAAAGAGTTTAACACAATATCAGCAGCGAGTCAAGACTTTTCAGCAGCTGCAGGTACAACGATAATTATTGCCTTGACAGCAGAGGGAACATCTAGTATAGTGGCAACACCTACTGGCGAGAAGTATGATTATGTGATAAGTGCTAATTCACTTCAAACAATATTAGATGGTAAAACGATTACAAGATTTGATAATTTAATTGAATTAATGCTTGCATTTTTTGTAGGATGTGTTATAGTATTAATTTGTAGATTTACACCATATTGGTCTATTGCATTATTACTAAGTACAGGCACAATCGGTGGTCTTTATTATACATCATTCTTATTTGAAAGTCTAGTCTTATTTGATATTACATGGATATTATTAACAGCATTTATAGTAGGATTTCATTCTACATTCCTAAGATTTATATTAGAGTTTAGACTTAAACAACAAATAAGAAAACAGTTTGAGAAGTATCTAGACCCTAGACAAGTTGCAATATTAGTTAAAGACCCTAGTAAATTAAAATTAGGTGGTGAACGAAAAGAAATGAGTTTCTTGTTTATGGACATTGTAGGGTTCACACCTATTTCTGAATACTATAAAAACAAAGACGATCCAGAGGGCCTTGTAGAAGTCATAAACGATTATCTAAATCGTATGAGTAAAATAGTATTAAAGAATGGTGGCACGATAGACAAATATATGGGCGACTGTATTATGGCATTCTGGAATGCACCACTTGATTGTGAGAACCATGCAGAAATGGCAGTCAAAACTGCTATTGAATGTGCTGAAGAAACAGACAAGATAAAAGCAGAATTTAAAGAAAGAGGACTACCAGATATTAATATTGGTTCAGGTGTCAATACTGGCACTTGTATTGTAGGTAATATGGGTAGTGAAATGAGATTAGATTATTCTGTCATAGGTGACGCAGTAAATTTAGCTGCAAGACTAGAAGCACAAACTAGAAACTATAAAGACAAGAATGGTAAAGTAACACCATTGTTATATCCTTCATTTACACATGAAAAACTAAAGGATATTAAGTCAGTTGAAGTAGATAAAATCAAAGTAAAAGGTAAGGAAGAGTTAATTACCATCTATAAACCAATATAAATAGTAGTATGGCAACTGTATTTGATAAAATATTAGACACTACAACTGGTCCTAAATCATATGATTGGTACAAGAAACAGGTACAATCAATGACAAGACAGCCTGGTGCTAGAAGTTTAATCAATCAAGGAAAAGCAACTGTGGCACCTAAGTATGGTATTATGAATTTATTTGCTTATGACCCTAAATTCAAACAAACATTACCTTACTATGATAGATTTCCTTTGATATTTCCCATAGACTTTGCAAAAGGTGGATTCTATGGTATTAATTTTCACTATTTACAACCTGGTGCAAGAGTAAACTTTTTAAGACAGTTATCAAGATTTGCAAGTGATAAGAATTTTGATAAAAAAACAAGATACAATATTGGTGAGCTATCAGGAAGATATTATAAAAAAACAATTAAACATTATCTATACAGTCAAGTTAGGTCATCATTTTTAAATATAACAGCAGAAGAAATGGCAATTGCAATATTTTTACCAGTCGCAAGATTTGAGAAAGGTAGACCTTACTAATGGCAATTTTTAGAGCAGGTAAACGAGTAGGTCCTTTTGACATAAGAGTAGGTTTTCCTAGAGATAAAAGTTTAGATAATGTTGATAGAGACCCTAGACTAAAACAAAGAGCAAATACAGAAAACACGATTGGTCGTTTTCGTGCTGCTATGGCAAAAGCAGAAGGTTATGCTAGACCAGCAAGATTTGCTGTCAAGTTATTTTTACCTTCAAATCTAACTAAACTAGCAAATATAAAAGACCATAGTAATATGGTTGATACAGATGAACGAGGACAATTTGTAAATATGCAACCAAGTGCTGCTAATCCTGACCATGCTACTATGCAAGATTTAGCTTCACAAATGGGACAACAAATTAATATTCATTGTGATAGTATCTCTATGCCAGGTAAAGATTTAGTTACACAAAAGAAACAATTTGGTAATGAACCCGAAGTTGATATGGTTGTAGGTCATCAATATGCAGGCACAATCAATGCTTCTTTTTATGCTGATAAGTATTTAAGAGAAAGACAGTTTATGGAATTGTGGATGAAGATGACACATAATAATAAAACGAATGAAGCACATTACTATGATGATTATGTTGGTAAAATGCATATTTTTCAATTAGGTTCGTTAGATGGAGAAGGTGATAGAGATGTGCCGACTTACGGTATTGAAGCAATAGAAGTATTTCCTCAAACATTAAGTGCTGTAGAGTATAGTTACGGTGCTTCAAATCAGTTAGTAAAAATAAATGTAGGATTTGCATACAAACAATGGTATAATCTTACAACTGATTATGTTGCAGGAATGAACTTTGGCAATTCATTACAAACTATACATGATGTCAAAGGTGCAGACAGAGGATTATTCGGTAGATTACCTATCGAGTTACAAAGAGCAGGCAGAGAAGTATTTAATTCTGCCAAACAACAGGTTCCGATAGGAAGACTGTTTAAGGGGAAACTATTCCCACCATTTACATAATTTTATATAATAAAGGAGATTAAATAATGGCACTACCAAAACTGAATACTCCAACTTATGAGTTGGAAGTACCGAGTACAGATGAGAAGATAAAATATCGTCCGTTCTTGGTCAAAGAAGAAAAGATATTGATGATTGCAATGGAGAGCAAAGACAATGCACAAATTGTTAATGCTGTAAAACAAATTGTATCAGAATGTACTTTTAATAAACTAAACATAGCAAGTTTACCTATGTTTGATGTAGAGTATATCTTTTTGAACATACGAGCAAAGTCAGTAGGTGAAGTTTCTAAATTAAAGATACTTTGTCCTGATGACAAAAAAACTTATGCTAATGTTGAAGTTGATTTAACAGAGGTACAAGTTCATGTTGATGATAAACATACCAACAAAATTGAATTAACAGATAGTATGGGAATGATTATGACATATCCTACTATTGATTCATTTACTGAAACAGGTATACAATCTATCAACGCTGAAAATATGATAGAAGTTATCAGTAGCTGTGTATTACAGATATATGAAAATAACGGTGAAAACGTCTATCAAGCAAAAGACCAAACTAAAAAAGAATTGGCTGAATTTGTTGAATCTATGAATACTAGTCAATTTAGAAAAATGCAGGTGTTTTTTGATACTATGCCTAAATTGAAACATACAATTAAGGTAAAGAATCCTAAGACAAAAAAGAGTAGTGATGTTACATTGACTGGACTAAACGATTTTTTCGGGTAGCCCTTTCACACAATACGCTTGAGAATTATTTTGAAGTAAATTTTTCTCTAATGCAACATCATAAATATTCTTTGACTGAAATAGAAAATATGATGCCGTGGGAAAGGGACATATATGTTGATATGTTAATTACATGGATAAAGGAAGAAAAAGAGAAACAAAAACAAAGGGAAGCAGAAAGAAGATAAATGGCTGAAGAAATAAAAGATGTGAAGGTTGCAGAACCTAAACAAAAAATTAGTGTAGACCTAGAGGTCGATACTTCTATTAAAGATTTGGGCGTAAACCCATATGCAAAATTAATTCATTTAGCAAGAGCAGTTGACGCTTGGCGAATATTCCCAAGATTGTTCTTGACAGTTTACATTATATTGTTATATAAATGTGTAATATGGTATATGAATTTACAGGCACCTACTATGGAACAGAGTGGGTTAATCAGTATCGTTGTTGGTGCTGGGGCTGCCTGGTTTGGTTTATATACAGGAACAAGTAAGAGTAAAAAGTAAATGTACGGAGCACTAACAGTACCAAATATACCAACATCAACAGCACTTGTACCATCAGCAAGTACTGATATGGTTGTAATGGATAATGATACTCAAGGTAATAGTCTAGCACCAATGAGTCCTATGGATTCATTGAAAGCAATCTTTGAAGAAATAAGAGACGGTATTAATGAGTTAGTAACATTAGCATATACAGGCCCAATTCCTGACAAAGATGACGCAATTGGAGATGCTGACGCTGATACTGGTGATACTGAGGGTCCAGGCGAAACAGACAGTCAAGGTAACGATAAAGGTTTTAGTTTTCCTAGTATACCTAAACCAGGACCTAAATTAGGTCTTGCATTACTATTAGGTGGTTTTGCAACATTGATGGCATTTGGTGATAAGATGGTGCCTTATATTGCACCTGTATTAAAGTTTATAAAAGAGAAAGCATTACCATTTGCTATTGACGCTTTTAAACAAGCATTTGAGGGTATTAAAAATGTTTTCAATTATGCATATGAAAACATATGGCCTTTTATTCGAGATAATGTTATAATGAGTGCTATAGATTATGTAAAAGATACCTTTCAAGGTATAAAAGATTTGTTTAGTGATTTAGGTGATAGATTTGGTGTATTGTTTAGTGAGGACGCAACATGGTGGGAGAAGATAACAGCATTTCTAGGTATATTTACAGATATAGGTCAATTCTTTATTGACCAGTTTGACCGTGTTACTGAATTTATTGCGAATGTATTTGGTGTATCATTTGATCCATACGATGGTTTAATAAGTTATATAAGTGGTAAATTATCAGAGGGATTTCAAATTGTTAGAGATTTCTTTAGTGCTGCTGGCACATTTCTATTAGATGGCTATAAAGGTATAAGTAGTTGGATAGATGATAAGGTTACTGCTGCTTTTGCTGCTGTTGGTGACTTTTTTATGCAATTCGGTTCATTCATGATAGATGGTTTTACAGGTATTTGGGATTGGATAAAAAGTAAAGTTTCTGCTTCTTTCGCTGCTATTGGCGACTTTTTTGCTCAATTTGGTTCATTTATGTTAGATGGTGCTACGGGTATTTGGGACTGGATAAAAGGCAAAGTTATGGCTTCTTTTGCTGCTGTTGGTGACTTTTTTAGTCAAATGGGTTCATTTATGTTAGATGGTGCAAGTGGTTTATGGGACTGGATAACAGGTAAGATTGGTGGTGCTTGGGATGTTATTACAGAGTGGTTTGGTTTTGGTAGTGAAGAAGAATC